GACACGTCTTGTGCTAATTCCGGAGACCATTGAGCTCTTAATTTTCTTTCAGTTACAGAAACTGTTACAGATTCTAAGTCGAAAGAAACTTCACCCATTTCTGATTCAAATTCTAAATCATAGTATTCTCTCCATGATGCGAAGAATGGTGACTCAGATTGTGCAGCTCCTACTGTTACAACAGCTGTATTAGCTAAGTATGAACAAACATATCCGTCAACAGAATCACACTTGATACATGCTGGACAAGAAAGGTCTAACTCAACATAAATGTATCCGTTAGCGTCACAAATATTGTCATATTTACCACCTGGAATAGTAGTACTAGTAGATGTATTAAGACCTTGAACGATACCTTGTCCGTATTTTTGAGTTACAATTCTAAATAATACTGGAACTGGTGTTGCAACACCTGTTGCTCCAACAGTTCTTGCCGGTGCATTTGAAGTGTCATAGAAAGTAGAACCTGATTTACAAGTTGTACTCGCAGTTGTCCATAGTGTAAATGAAGCTAAAAACTCTTCAGTATCTTGTTCGTTACCATTTGGTCCGATTAATTTACCGTTACCAGCTGACTGGAATCCAGTTACTTTAAGAATAGTTGTTTTAGCACAAGAAGTAGTAGAAGTTAAACTAGTTAATTCACTATCAGCTGTAGTAGCTTCTGATAATGTTCTAGCTGAAGCATTCCATTTTTGAACTTTAAGTTGTGTATTCGTAAATGCAGAAAACTTTCCTTTAGATGCGTCATATAAACCATCTTCTGGAGTTAAAGGGTCGTTAGACACATAGAAATTATCATATAAGTTAATTGTTTGTGCCGAGAATGGAGAGTTAGCAGTTTGTGCTGCAGAAGCTCCTGGAGCTCCTAGTGGTGCGTATTGTGAATTTGTTACACCATACAACTCACCCCCATTACCATCTTTTCTTGTTGAAACTTTAGGTACAAAGTAGAACAATTTACCAATTGGTAAGTTCATAGCTTGTACAGAAACGATATCATTTGCCAATAATTTAGAGAATACTCTTCTAATAATTGGGAATACAACAGTTTCGAAAGAACCTGATGCATCAGATGATGTTGCTTCGTTAATTAAATTTGTTGCTTGGTTTTCATAAAGTTGGGCAATGTTTTCTCTCGCGTGTCCTTTAAGACCGTCTAAGAATCCAAGCTTTTGCCATTTGTTTAAGGTATCTTCTTTGATAACTTTAAGGTGTTTTAACCCTATGTTACCAACCATACCTGATTCTAATAATGCTCCCATGTTTTTAATTTATTTTTTTAAGCGTTTATTTTATTATAGTTTGGACATTAAGTCCTTAATTCTACTAAATTGTGGATTCTCATAGGCTTTTGTTTCCATAAGTTTTGTATTTGAACCACTCTTTATTGTAGAGTTAATTTTTCTATCTACTGACTCGGAAATACTTTTCTTAGTCTTACTAGTAATAGAAGGTTTATTCTGAGAAAGTTCTTCTCTTACCACTCTGTACAAATCTTTAGATTCTTTTAATGATTTAACATTATCAAATCTTCTAAGGATATTAACCTTTTCTTGTTTTGTAGTTGAGTGTTCAGTGAACAATCTTGTAGCGTATGCTAAATTAGAATTAAATACCCCAACTTCATTTAATTTTTTCTTAAATGAAACTAAAGCTTTTCTATATTCACCATTTTTACCTTTAAGATTACTTACTTCCTCCTGAAGACGGTGGTAGTTTTCTTGTAGTTTTCTTCCTTTTGTTCTTGCCGACTCATTAAGGTCTAGGTTTCTATTATTGGTAAAGCCTTTTCTTAAACCTCTACCAGATTTAGCACCAAAACCATAAGTTCTAGACGCTTCCCCCATTTCACCTTGATTACTTTGTCTATTACTAGAGAATTTAGGTTTACCCATAGCTTTTTCCATTCCTTCACTGTCATCTCTTCTGTCAGCGAAAGATTGTGTCATTGATGCCTCAGGACCATCTTCCATTCCTAATGTATCATCAAGTCTACTATTGTAACCTTGTTTCTTTTCATATCTGTCATCGTGGTGATGTACACTGTCATCTTCATCCAATTCGATTTCATACATAGGTTCATCGTGTGCACCCTCCATATGGTCATGTTTCATTTCCATGTGATGTTTTTTACCATAACCTTCCATGTGGTCATGTTTCATTTCATCCATTTCATGTTCACCTTCCATGTGGTCATGTTTCATCTCATCCAATTCGATTTCGTACATAGGTTCGTCATCCATTTCATCAACCTCCCCATCCATTTCGATTTCGTACATTGGTTCATCCTTTTTCATCTCTTTTAAATTTCTTTTTTTCATAGATTTTTTGTTTTCTTCCAATTTTATTAAGTATTCATCATCACCATCAGTAAGTGAAATTTCTTCATCGTCCTGTTGAACGATTATTCCATCTTCACTACCCATAGCCTTGAATACCTTTAAGACTTCTTCGTCAGATGCTGAGGTTAGGTCTAGAGGCGGCAAATCGTCAGATAACATATCGATATCATCAGTCTCGTCCTCAATGTCAAGTTCCATGCCCATGTCCCCCATTGGGTTATCCATGACCATCTCTACTTCTTGTTCTGTGTCCTCCTGCTCCTTAAGGTAATCGTCTCCCTCAGATAACGATTCTTTTACTAGTTCGCTAATTTCTTCCTTCATTGTCGAAGAAAGTATTTCTTTTGCATTAGACTTCATAGTTTCTTCCAACTGTTCAGCCTCGAGCAACGCTTTTTCTATTATAGACTCACTCATAAGTTTATTTTAATAATAAATATACGTGACTAGCCAAAAAATTCCTTTTGGCAATCATGTTATTGTGGTTTTTTTTATCTGTCTAAAAAATTATTTAATTTAGACATCAACTTTAAAGCTTTATCCGCTTTATCGTCCAGTGTATTTGGTTCTTGTTTACTTTCTAAAACTTCATCATATTTGTCAGCATCACCAGCATTTTTAAATAAGTAAGACCCTGGTGTTGATGGTGAAGATACTAGGTCAAAACATATTAATTCGAAATCATCTTGTACTTCATTGTGTCCACCACTTTCTTTAAGTGAACCTACACCTCTAGATGAAATACCTAGTGTAACTCCTTGACGTAAAAGATTAGCTGCTATATCACCAACTGTAGATACAACACCATCTTTGTGATAACCAGGACTTGTTAACATTCTTAGTTTACCCATTAATCTATTTCCATCCCAAAAAGTTTCGGTAATAATATGTGAAGTTCTTTCTAAATCTATTAAGGAAGATTCTGGATGATTTAATTCTGAAATAGAACCACCTCGTTTAATAACATCTTGATATCTTTCATTTTCTCTTTTTAAAATACGTTCTGGATAAACCCTACCATTTCTATTTGGTACACCATACTTTTGTAGTATACAATACATTTCAACTTCACCGTCAAAATTTGGGTCCGCTATTTCTCTTAAAACTTTTGAGTTATGTTTTGGTGAGACACTTCCTGCGTCATATTCGATTAATATTCCATGTCCTATTTCTTTCGGTCCTAAAATCTTCATATTATAGTTTTATATATAAATACAAAATAATGAATAAAAAAAACCCCAGGGTTCTGAGGTTTAACTTATTTAACATTTTTATTTATTATTAGGAATAAGTACCAAATGCAGTTACTGCGGTTAAAGCCCCATATGCATATTGTGTTCCTCCACTTTTAAATGCACTATACTTAGACCCTTCTCCGATATTTGCCCCTGTATTACCAGTAATATTAATCCAACCTCCATTACTATTCATTAAGCCATCTCCACTATTAATCGGACCAAGTCCACCTGTTTGAGTTGACCCACTTCCTTGTATTGCAAAAAAGTTTAAGGTATTAGCTGTTGTGAAAGCAAATATCGTATTCCAAGAAACTACTTCCCATTTACCTTGACTAGACTTTCCACCACCATATCTTAACAGATGAGAATAACCACAACATGCACAACCCTCATCACCATCATTTATAGTATAAGCTCCGTCTGAGTACCCCCATGTTGGTTGACCATTATAAGAACATTCTGTTTTAGTAAGAACCATTGTTGTAGCACCACTATTTCCACCTAATTCTGGGACTCTAGTTGACCCTAAATTTAAATGGAGAGTTATCTTATTGTAATTGTAGATGTTTGCCGTATTTTCTGAAACACCTGATAGTGTGTCTGCTTTTGCAGTATTACCTAATCCTCCCTTCACATATTGATGTCCTGTACTTAATCCCATAATTGTATATTTTGTTTAATTTTTATTTCTATAGATAAATATATTACTACAAACAAAAAAACTACTGTTATTAGTAGTTTTCTTTTTTTGTTGACGAAAATGAAAAAAATTCATTGTCTTTTAGTTCTTCAGTGATTAATTTTTTAGTTTTGTTTTCTATCGAAGCTATAGTTTCTTTATTTTTTAAATTTAATTTTGCTTTTGTAAAAAAAGTCATTTCACATTTCATAAATGATTTTTTACCAATGGATATACCACTGCTTCTTAAATCTAAATCTACTATCATGTTAGTTCTAAAATTTTCATTATCTATTAAATTAGTCATTCTGGTTTTTAATAATTTTCTAAAATTTTTAACAACACAGTTCCAACAATTATATTCTTTTATTGGTTTTGCCCAACTAGAGAATTGTACATATATTGATTTTAAATTTTTAGAATCCACCGTACCTATATGTGCTTTAAATTTTGGGTGGACTCTGATTGGGATTGTTTTTCCTGTTTTCATACCTAATATTCTTTACTAAAGTATAGGTATTTAAGGTGATTAATTCAAATCTGTTTGTAGTTGTTTTAACCTCAATAAAGATAGTTTATCTTTCTTCATTGTAAGAACAACATTTTTGGTTTGGGTTAGTTTGGCTTTTAGATTTTCTTCTTTACTTTCTTTTACTAAAGAGTTTATTCTAGTTAGTACAACTTCTTTAACTTTGTTAATTTCTTCAAATAAATTATCTTTTTTAATTGACATTATTTCTGATAATAAACTCTTATCGTCTTTGGATAGTTTTGAAAATTCTTTATTATAGTTTTCTGAAAGTGTATAGGCTAAAGTTTGTGGGTTTAGTTTTGTTCTTAATTTTCTATATTCTTTTCTATTTAAAACACTTTCTATTAAATTATTTTTAACCTCTAACCTATTAGTAATATTTTTAACACCCTTTTTATAGATTAAATAATCTAAATTATTATATGTTTTATTATTAGTTTCTTTTATTAGGTTAGTTCTTTTATCAAATACTTTTTCTAATATAGTACAAACATTTTTAAGGGAATTAATTTTAGGTCTTAGGTAATAAACCGATTCGTTTATATACTCAGTTAATTCGTTTTTACTTTTAAAATTTTTTTGTTCTATTTCATTATATAACGTAAAAAACTCCCTAAAAGGTTTTGACATTTTTAATGCCCCCATTATAACATGAAAGTTTTCTTTAAATAATTTTTTGTCTGAATAAGAATTTTCTAATATAGAGTCTATATTTTTTTTATAATAACTAAATGGTTTCATAAATACTTTTTTAAATAAATATCTATTCTTTAACTAAATCGTCTATTTCTTTATTAAGTTTATCTATCTCTTGATTAGTTTTATTAGCCATATCCTCTAGGTTAGGTAAATTAATACCTTTATTTTCCAATATAAGTGGTAAATCTTTTTCAATTTTAAAACCTTCAGCTGCTGGTTCTGCACCTCCACCACTTACTGGTGGTGGTCCTGGAGGTGCTCCTCCACCCATTGGTGGTGGTGGGGAACTTTCTTCACCACCAGGTAAACCTCCTTCATCACCCGCTTCAGCTTCAGTACCTTCAATATCACCATATAACTTATCTATTTGGTTAAATACTCCTGTTTTCTTAATAATTGTAGCAGTATCCTCTAATTCTTTAGCTATAGCTTTTTCAAACCTTTGTTGTTGTAAATCTAACTTGATTTCTTCATCACTCATACCAAGAACATGTTTTTTAGCCCATGTCGCTGAAACTGGTGATATACCACCACCTGGGTCACTAACAGCATCTTTATATAAAGTAATTTTAGTTTGCCAAGCTTCTAATTTTAATAATTCAGATTGTGTTGATGGGTTAGTTAAACCTAAAGCAAAATTATCTAGTTCTTCATCAAAACCTAAAACATATAAATGTATTATAGCTATTTTATTTAATTCTTGTACTATAGATTTTTGAATTCTATTAATTGTTCTAGCGAATCTAATATCTAATAAAGCTAAATTTTTTCCTTCACCAACAACCTCTTCAAAACCTAAAAACGCTTTTGGTATTCTTAGTGAAGCTAATAGTTTCTTTTGTATATATTCTATATCTGCAATTTCACTTAAGTTAGTTGCTCCTGGAAGTGTTTCTATTGGACTGGGTGCACCCTGGTCCCTAACTGGTATAAAAAAGTCTTGGTCAACAGCCATTTGGTTATATCTAAGGTCTACTTGACCATTTTGTGGGTCAACTATTGGGTCTCTTTTAAACTTATTAGCAACTCTTTGTACGTAAGCTTCGACATCCTTATCGTCCATGTTACCAACAAAAACTTTAAATATTCTTCTTTCAGGTGCTCTAGCTGTTCTATAAACTAACATAGCGTCCTCCGCTAATAATAATTGTTTCCAAACCCTTCTTGCTTTCTCTAACATAGAAGTACCATATGGTAATCTTCTATCATCACCTAATAATCTAAAATGTGCTACTTCCCAAGAATTAAGTTCTATAGCCTTTTCTTTCCATATAAACTTTACCTTTCTTTCTTTTTCCGTGTCGGTACCTTCTATTGGTGTTGGGAAAGAACCGGCTTCAACTCTCTCTATTTCAACATTAGGTAATTGTCTACACCCTATTACACCTTTTTCTGGGTCTATTTTTAAGTATACAAAATTATCACCGTATTTTGATGTATTTCTAATCCACATAGGTAAATTAGTATTAACATCTAATATGTTGTTAAATAAATCAATTAATATAGATTTAATTCTAGAGGACTCTGAATAAATTGTTAACATATGACCATTTTCAGATGGTGTTGTAGATTCTTCAGCGTATATATCTAAAGCAGCTGAAATTTCTGGTGTAAACTCCATTGATTCATAATCATAATATGAAGCCAACCTAGTTGGTTCATAATAAACTGACTGTGTATATATTTCATTTTCAATCTTTTGCCATTGATTTGAAAGGTATACGGTTTGTTGAGCTGTTAACTTCTCTTTTTCAAATTGTGCTTTTGATGTAGTTTTTAATAAGTCTTTCTTATTAAATTTATACTGTGTATAAGAAGGTTGTTCCTGTCTTGGTCCGTCTGGGCCAAACATTCTACCTAGTTTTTGAAATATTGTTAAATTTTCTGCCATGTTACAATAGTAATAATTATATTATAAATAGTCCACACCACTATCTTCTTCTACTTCCACCAAATAACCAATTATACTCTCTATACATTTGTTCGTTAGTAACATGTGGTCTTACGGTTGGGTTTAACGCTTGTGAATTATGTATTGGTTTTAAATCTATTAGGGTTTCTTTTCTATCTTCTGTAACGTCTATCCAACTATCTAACATAGCTTTTGTCATTTGGTCTGATTTTTTTAATTGTGAAAACGAACTTTCACCAACATAAACAGCCATTGCTAATGCCATAATTAAATCATCATGTTTTCCTTTCATGTGGTTTGGTTTACCGTTAACAAAAACAAAGGTATAAAGTTCGTTTAATAATCTATGTGATTTCACAACAAAACCATGTCTTAAAGCTTCTTCAAAAGCGGAAACAATTTGTGCTCTTTTATTGTTAAAAGTTAAACCAGGTATTTTTTCTAATAATTTAGGGTCGTATTTCCACTTATCAGCTGTATTAGCTCCTTCAACATATAAATCCCTATAACCTAATTCTTGTAATTTTCTAGCTGTAGCTACCCCCATACCACCAGTTATATCTATCACAATGTAAGCTTTATATAAATTACCCCATTTAAAAGCTAAGTCTGCAGCTAAATCTGGTGGTATCTTACCAAGATATTCCATGACTTGTTTTCTTTCATCAAAATCAATTACACATATAGAGGTAAAATCTTCAGAATCACCCCTAGAAACATCAATACCCATTATATATTTATGGTCCAATTGAGCTTCTTCCCAAACCCAAAGTTGTCCACTAGCGTATTTTTCCTTAGGTTCTTCAATCATAGTCTCTTTTATTCTTTCTATAGTCTCTATAGGTACTACATTATCACCAGAACCTAAAAAAGCACTTTCCAACTCTTGTGAAATTTTTCTTCTATCAAATTTTAATTTTTTACACATAGATTCAAACCAAGAAGAATATGGTTTATAACCTTTTTTAATCAAATCTTTAAATTTAGCTTGGTCTTTTTCGGGGATATTTAAACTATCATCATAATCCTCCCTATTTAACATATAATGAATAATATCTTTAGTTTTAATCCACACTAAGTCTTTGGTAAATCTAGGGTCGTTTTCCCAATGTAACTCTGAAATTATAAAATTATTTAGACCTTGTATTGATTGGTCGTAAATTTCATAATAAATTTTATCGTACCCATTTGGTGTTGAGATAACGATTACTTGACCACCGGTAGATAGAGATGCCATACAAGCAGCCCATAAATCGTCACCAGCTTCTATATAAGCAGCTTCATCAAATATTAGTATGGTTGGTGTATATCCTCTTAATGCGTCGACAGATGTAGCTACCGCTTTAACCTCACAACCATTATTTAATTTATAATGTCTTTGTGAATCTTTTTCTTTAGAAAAACCCACATTAACCCAATCAGGCCATTGATTTAAAAATTGTCTAATTTTATTTGCTAATTCTTGAGCTGTATCTAATTTATTAGCTAATATTAGAACTTTTTCTGGTTTAGTTTTTGAAGCAAATTGTAGTTGTTTTGAAATCCAAGCTGCTGTAGCTGTAGATACACCAGCTTGTCTATATTTTTTAGTAATATTTTCACTGTACTCTTCAAAATTACGTAACATCATTTCTTGTTCTGGAAACAACTTAAAAGGTACGTACTTACTTTGTGTATTGTCGTAAGTTTCTAAATAAGATTCTATAGCATAAGGTGTGTCTTGGTAACATTTGGCGTATTCAGCTATTACTTCTTCTTTATTCATACTAATAAATATCGGAAAATAAAATATAAAATATAGAGGGAAATAGGTTTTTAGTCACCTAAACTATTTAAAAATTGTTTTTCTGCTGCTGTTAGTGAGTCCATACCAGATTTTGATATTTTTTCTAATACTTCATCTAAGTCAAAATCTTCTACACCACCACCAATTAAATCATCTATTGTCATTCCACTCGATTCCGGTTCAATTACTGTTGATTCATCATCATCATTTGTGTCAATACCTACAGCTTCTTCATAGTCTTCTTCTTTTAATTCTTGCACTATTTCGTCTACTAGTTTTTGAACTAGTCTTTTCCCTTCTTCACCACCATCTAACATTTTTTTAGCTAGATTTAAAAAGTCTTCAGCTTCTAAACTAACAATTTTAAAATAAAGATAATTTTGTATTCTTCTACTATCATCATTAGTTATTAATTCTTCTGGGTAAGCTTCTGAAAATTTTTCCCATATTACTGGACCCAATCTTAAATCCCAAATTTCAGCCGGTAAAGTATCTTCCATACCTATAACATCCTCAGCAAAGTCAGGGTCAGAAGGTAAACCGTGTGCTGAAACGTATTCCATAACTCCTTTAAATAATTCGTGTACTAGTATTGGGAATAAGGCTCCTTCTGCTTTTATGGTTGGTGGGTCTGTTTCCAAATCTAGTTCTTCTCGACCAGCACCTAAACTTTCACCCTCACCAGCTGCCATTCTCATATCCATATCAGGCATTATCCAATACATTAAATCATTAACTGACATTAGTAATGAATATAAATTAACTAAATCTGGGTCAATTTCATTTAATTTTTCATCAACCATATGGTAAAGATATAAAGCTTTTTTAGAAGACCCTTGTATTAAAGAATTAATAAATCTTCTTTTTTGTCTTTCTAAATCTAACTTTTGTAGCCTATCCGCAGCTTCTTGTTCTTCTTCTGGATTTTGTGGTGTTTTAGGTTGCTTAGGTTGCTTAGGTTGTTTTTGCATCCCACCTAATGATGGTTTTTTAAGTTTAGCATCAAATTGTAAATCCCCCTCTGGTACACCTAAATTGTCCATAACAACTTCTACAGCTAACTGTTCTAGTGCCTGTTTGTTTTGACTCTCTATTTGCATAGCTCTCATTAAAGCCTGTTGCATCATTGGTTGTAATGACATAGCGGAAGCTGGGTCTACAGCCTCTAACCCTGTAGCTCTTTTAACTTTATCTATAACATCTTTAAATCTTTTAGAGGCAATTACTTCCTCAAAAGAATCATCCCCACCTACTTCTGGGAAAGCTTGGTGTTTACCTAATGGGTGTTCACCTGTAGATAATTTTCTTTCAATGTCTGGTGACATTCTTTCTGGTCCTTCATAATCTATAGGGGCTTCCTTTAGTCTTCTTTTTCTTCTCATATTATTAAGAATTTTCTACTTGTGATGTTATGTCTTTAAAACCCATCCAATTTGGCATATCCTCTTTACCCGCTTTTGGTTTTGGTTTTACACTTGGTCTTGTAAAAGGTCCTTTTCTTCTTTTTGGTGTTGTTGGTGTTGTAGTTGGTGTCCTTACTGGTGTTTTTACTGGCATTTCAGTATCTACTGGTGCCCCCATATAGGCACCTTCAGTGTCTCTTTCAGTCTCTGATAGTTCTTCAACATCAAAAAAGTTTTCACCACCAGATTCTTTCTCTCTTATCTCTTCTTCTAAGTCCTGGGAGTCTTGGATGGGTGCTCCATCCATGTAAATATTACCGTCAGTATAAATCATAATGTCCCAAGTAAATCCAGCTTCAGAGGCTAAAAATAAATTTAAGATTGCCTCTTCTGGGTCTTCACCACGTTCTAACTCATCTACCATTATTTGATACCCTTCTAAATCTAAAACATACTTGTTTAGTTGTTCAAAAGCATATTCTTGTTCTACTGAACTAAATAATTTTGTTCTTTTTTTACTAGGGTCATAACCTGAATAAGTTCTAACTTTAGCAAAAACAGAATCTTCATCATAAAAATAATCAGGATTACCACCTGGTGTATCCTTCCTTTGTTCATTTTGAGAGCTTTTAACCATCTCTATAAGTTTAGATTTAGTTAATGACTCATCTGTTTTGTTAACCACTTGTGTCATCCAATTTTCCAACATTTCACTATCTATACCCTCCATATTTTCTTTATCTGTTATAAGTTTTAAATCCTTATCATCTTTTTTAATATCAACATCTGGATTACCAACATTGTCCGTATCTAAAGTTTTTGTACCATCATCTTCAACATTATAATCCTCAATACTTTCTTGTTGTGTGGATTTAGATGAACTTGATAATTTCTTTTGTGCTTTTTGGATTTCTGTTTGACAAGCTTCAAAAGCGTCTTTACAGTTTTCACTTCTTCTCTGTAATTGAGCTTGTTGCATCATGATGTCAGATTGACGTAACTCTGTTATAAGTTTCATACCTAGAGTGGTGATTTCATAATCACTAAATGAAGAAAGGGTTTCATGTGAAAAACCCTCATTAATTAATTTTTTTACTATTTCAGCTCTCTTTAACATATGATATAGTTTTATCGTAATCTAAAATTAAATCTCTAGCGTAAAGTTTATCCTCTACTTTTTTTATATCTTCTCCGAATTGAAAGACTAGTCTTTCGTTTTCGTGATTTTCATTTTCCAATGTTTCCCAACCTAAAGCTATTACGTTATCTAAAGCATGTTCCATTCCAAAATAGTCTGAGTTTTGTACTAGTTCTAATTTAATATTACTTTTAGATAACACACCCACTTTATGTATATATTCAAACTCTGGTGGACCCGGATTTCCGTGTGCTGGCATTGAGTCCCATTCTTCACCCCACAATTCATCTAACTTTGACGAAAATATAAACTCGTAAATATTTTCTTTCTTATAGTTTGGTCCTAATTCATTTACAAAAATAAGAAACATTATCTAATTATTTCACCCTCTTTAGTCACACCCAATCTCCTATGTTTACCCTCAAACATTATAGCACCAGATTTAGACTTTCCAATAAATTTTATATTTTTATTAGAATTTAAAACTTCGTTAACTTTTAGTTCTTGTTCTATAGTTTCCGATAACGCTACTGGAGCTGGTTTGGATTTACTTTTTACTATTTGTTGTTTTATATAACTTTTTTTTGCTGATTCGTTAAATAACCTTCTTCCTTTTTCAAATTGAGATGGTTTAAAATATTTTTTTAAAGTTTTGTTAACTTTATTTTTTAAACTTTCTTCCAATCCCATTGTTGGGTCTTCTAAATCATCACCCATACCCATATCATCATACACATCGTCCATATCATCATCCATATCGACATCAGCATCTACTTCAAAATCATCTTCTATCCCATATTCATCTTCTTCAGGTTCTAATCTACCTATAATATCATCTCTATCATCTTCATCTAACAATTCTAAATCAACTGCTGATATAATAGAGTTTAAAACATATTTAATCATGTCAGAGTCCATTTCATCCTCATACTCTCTCATTTTTTGACCTAATTTGCCAGTTAATTTTTGTATAGATTTAATAGTTGGTCTTTCTTCTTCGGTATCAAAACTTTCCTCATCACCCATATCTACATCCATGTCCATGTCCATATCTTCATCACCCATATCCATATCAACGTCAACTTCCATATCGTCACCAGTAGGTACTGGAGCTGATGGTAATGCGGGTGGTGTTGGGGCTGGAGCTGCTGGAGCTGCTGGAGCTGCTGGAGCTGCTGGAGCTGCTGGAGCTGCTGGAGCTGGTGGTGTGGTTTGTTTAGTTTTTATAACTAACTTTTCATCATCTTCTTGTTCATACATAGAATCACCATAACCATCATTATACTCTTCATTTATTGGTTTTAACATTAAATTTAATCTTTTTAATGCTGATGAATAACTTCTATATCTATTTTTTCTTTTATTAGATAATCCGTTTACGTAATCAAGACTACTTTCATTTAATCCAGATTTTACATAATAACCATCTTTTTCGTGTACAATAGCGTAAATATTTCCATCTGCCGCTCTTTTAGTAAAAGAATTAGTTTTAATGTGTAACTCAGTATTTTTAGTACTCTCACCATATCTAGCGATTTCCATTATTCTTTTAATTTTGTCTTGACCAGTTAATTTTTCTGAACCAATTGCTTTTAAATCTCCCATTTTATTTTATTTATTTTAATTATTTAATCCGTTACCACCAATTATTGTTGGGACAAAACCGTTTCCTGAATTTGCTGCCCATGTTTTAGTACCACCAGTTAATGCTCCCCCATAACCAGTATTCTGAAATGCTGTTGTTCCTGTCATAGGGTCATTACAGTCACAAGAATAACATAAGAAAGCTACAGCTGTTGGTGACGCTCCTAGTCTAGCTGGAACTATAACCATTTCTGGACCTAGTTGACCATTTTGTTTATCCCCACCATCCGCTACATTAATTGTAACTGAAAGAGCTCCTGTACTTCCTGCCGCTCCATAATCAAGTGCGTAGGTATAACTCGCGGTGTCTGCTGTTGCTATAGCTTGAGTACATGTATACCCCGAATAGGTTGTTAATCTACCAGCGTATAACTCTTTACCCCCAACAACAACATCGGGTAAAGAACTTCCTCCAAAATTTCCTCCTTGTGGCATAATATATACTTTTTTAAATAAATACTTTGATTAGATAGAAAAAATTCTATTCTTCTAATGATAAAGACTCATCTGTTATTTTATTTTTTAATTCTGATAGTTTTCCAAGATACCCATTTCTTCTTAAAAATTTAAATACTAAATTTTCATAAGAAAACTCGCCCATATCTTCTAGACCACATCTTCTAAATTTTTTTAATTTATCTTTTACTTTTTGAATCATTTCTAGGGTTTCTTCCGGCTCTTGTAAATAAGATTTTCTTTCTAACCCATCTATCATATCCATCCATGTTAATGATTTTTGTAAAACTTTTTGTGCATCAAAAGTATCTTCTATTTTATTAGGTGAAACTAACCATTCATCATTAAGTACCGAATATACTCCTGTTGAAAAGTGGGGTTCGTCAGCATCCTGCGCGTATAATTCTACTTCATAACCATAAACCTCTATATCGTGTAGTGAATTCCACATTCCCTGTTTAGCGTTAAATAATTCTCTTAAAACTTTTTTATCTATTTTACTACTATTAAAATCTATTAATACGTGTAGGTCAATATCAGAAAATGAAGACCAATTATAATTAGCCAAAGAACCAGTCATTGTTATATCTTCAACATCCACATCAACCCCTAAAAAGTTAATAAAGTTATCAGCTATTTCTAACAACTTTTTATCAATTTCAGGTTTTAGGTTTGGTTCTTTGTTATTTTTTGAGTTTGTGTAGTCCCATATTTCAGAATTTAATTTATCCCTAACTTTAAAACTTTGTAATATTTTTTTTGATTCCATTACTAATAAATATTACAAAAATAATTAAGAAATCTTTTTATACTTGTATACCTTTGCGATGTTCTGATTAAAGTATTTACCTTTACTAGGGGCCCGTCTTAATGAAATTACTGTTTGTAGGGGCACATCATTATATGAATACTTACCACCTTTCTTAAATTCAACAATTAATTCTTTAGTTTCGACATCATATGTAGACGATTTTAAGTTACTAGAACTGTAACTTTCTTTAAGTTTTTTTTCTTTTATTTCAGTCATAATTATTTTTTTAAATAAATATCCCCCAAACTGGGGGATATTTTAATAAACTACTCTTTAACTTCTTCGTACTCAACGTCAGTTACTTCATCAGGTGAGTCTTGGTTGGGGGCATCCTCTTGAGTGGTTTGTTCATATAATTTAGTACTAATTTCTTGCCATGTACTATTTAATTTTTCAGTTAGGTCTTCAACACCTTCCATATCTTCTTCTTTACAAACTTCTTTAAGTTCTTTAATAGTATTCTCTAAACGAGACTTATCGTTTTCATCCAACTTTTCACCAAATTCTTTAATTTGTTTTTCTGTTTGGAAAATTAATGAGTCAGCTTCGTTTAGTTTATTTATCTTTTCAAGTTTTTTACTATCACTTTCTGCGTTTGCTTCAGCTTCTTTTTTCATTCTTTCAATTTCATCATTAGATAAACTACTACCAGATTCAATTTTAATATTTTGTTCTTTACCAGTACCTTTATCTTTAGCTTTAACATCTATAATACCGTTAGCGTCAATATCAAAAGTAACTTCAATCTGTGGAATTCCTCTTGGTGATGGTGGAATATCTGTTAGTTGGAATCTACCTAGTGTCCTATTGTCTGTAGCTATAGGTCTTTCACCTTGTAGTACATGTATATCTACAGCTGGTTGATTGTCCACGGCTGTAGAAAATATTTGACTTTTAGATGTCGGTATGGTTGTGTTAGATTCTATTAATGTTGTCATTACTTGTCCCATAGTTTCAATACCTAAAGAAAGTGGTGTCACATCTAACAATAAAACGTCATTCACATCACCCTTTAACACACCACCTTGTATAGCAGCACCCATAGCAACCACCTCATCTGGGTTAACACCTTTAGATGGTTTTTTCTTAAATAGTTTTTCTACAGCTTCTTGAACACAAGGAATTCTAGTTGAGCCTCCGACTAATAAAACTTCATCTATATCGTTAGCTTTTAAACCAGCATCTTTTAAAGCTTTCCTACAAGGAGTTAAACTTTTTTTAACTAAATCACTAACCATAGACTCAAATTTTGCTCTGGATAATGTACGTACTAAATGTTTAGGGCCAGTACTATCAGCTGTAATATATGGTAAGTTAATTTCAGTAGTTGTAGAATTTGATAACTCTACTTTGGCTTTTTCTGCTGATTCTCTTAGTCTTTGTAGAGCTGAAGCGTCTTTAGTTAAGTCCATTCCATTTTCTATTTTAAACTCATCAACTAACCAGTCTATAATTTTTTCATCAAAATTATCACCACCTAAATGTGTGTCACCATTAGTTGACTTTACCTCAAATACACCATCACCTAACTCTAAAACTGACACATCAAAAGTACCACCACCTAAGTCATAAACAGCAACAGTCATATCTTTGTCTTTTTTGTCCATACCATAAGCAAGTGCTGCTGCTGTTGGTTCATTGATGATTCTAAGTACTTTTAATCCTGAAATTTCACCCGCTTCTTTTGTTGCCTTTCTTTGTTCATCATTAAAGTAGGCTGGTACAGTAATAACTGCTTCTGTTACTTTTTCACCTAAATAATCTTCAGCTGTCTTTTTTAAATTTTGTAAAACAACAGCGGAAACCTCTTGTGGCACATAAGACTTACCATCAACCTTTATGGTTACAATATCCTTTGTACCCTTTAACACATCATAAGGCATTTTTTTAGCCTCTTTATTTACCTCACTAAATTTACTACCTATAAATCTTTTAACAGAATAGATAGTATTTTTAGGATTTGTAACAGCTTGTCGTTTTGCTGGGTCACCGACACTACGGTTCCCATCTTTAAACGACACTATAGAAGGTGTGGTTCTTTTACCTTCAGCGTTTACAATTATTTCGGGGTTACCACCCTCTACCACAGAAACACAAGAATTTGTAGTTCCTAAATCAATTCCAATTACTTTTCCCATTTAATTAATTTTTATTTATTTTTATTTATGAATTTATTTTCAATATATTATATTACAATTACCATACCAAAGGTAATAAATTTATAATTACGTGTCAAGGTGTCTACCATAGTGACATTTTGTCACAAGTTTTAAATATAAGTTTAACTAACATACTTCTTTATTGATTATTTTATAATTTAGTATTAATCTTAACTATAACTAAAAAAACAAATATGTCTACAATGGATGAAATACCAAACGAAGAACCAAGACAACGTTCAAAAGATACAGCTAAAAGTTCGTCAACACCAATACTAGATAACTTTTCTAGAGATTTAACAATGTTGGCCTCATTAGATGAGTTGGACCCAGTTATTGGTAGGAAAAATGAAATTAGAAGAATTGCTCAAACATTATCTAGAAGGAAAAAAAATAACCCAATATTAATAGGTGAACCTGGTTGTGGTAAAACAGCCATAGTCGAAGGTCTAGCTATGATAATACATGAAGGTAAATGTCCTAGAAATTTATTAGATAAAAGAATAGTATCTTTAGAATTAACTTCTTTAGTTGCTGGAACAAAATATAGAGGTCAGTTTGAGGAACGTATGAAAGCTGTTCTAGACGAGTTAAGGGATAATAAAGATATTATAATTTTTATTGATGAAATTCATACTGTGGTTGGTACTGGTAATTCTTCTGGTAATTTAGATGCTGCTAATATATTTAAACCAGCATTAGCTAGGGGTGAAGTACAATGTATCGGTGCAACAACACTGGATGAATACCGTGAAAAAATAGAAAAAGATGGGGCTTTAGATAGAAGATTTCAAAAGGTACATATAGAACCAACAACAACTGATGAAACTTTACAAATTTTACAAAATATTAAAAATAAATATGAAGACCACCATAAAGTAATTTATAGTTTAGACACATTAAAAAATTGTGTTGACTTAGCGGATAGATATATAACAGAAAGAGAATTTCCAGATAAGGCTATAGACATTTTAGACGAGGTTGGTTCTAAAGTACAATTAGATATTAAATACCCTAAAAACATAGAGGAACTTAAGAAAAAAATTGTAGAAATTCAGTTAGAGAAATTTGAAGTTGTCCAATCTCAAAAATATGAAAAAGCTGCTGAAATAAGAGATACGGAAAAAAAATTAGTTTCAGAACTAGACGTTAAAAAGAAGGTTTGGGAAGAGAAACAAGAGTTGAATCGTGTTGTAGTAACTATAGATGATGTTTTGTCTGTGGTATCCGACATAACTAAAATACCACTATCTAGATTAGGAACTAAAGATAAAAAACGTTTACTTAATTTAGAAAATAACATAACTGGTGTTGTTGTAGGTCAAAATGAGGCTGTTGAAAAAGTTTCTAAATCCATAAGACGTAATAGTGTTGGGATTAGAGATAGTAAAAAACCTATCGGTTCATTTATATTTTTAGGACCAACAGGTGTAGGTAAAACACATTTAGCTAAAAAATTAGCTGAGGAAGTTTTTGGTAGTGAAGATTCTGTAATTAGAGTTGATATGTCAGAGTATCAAGAAAAACATTCCATGTCTAGATTAATCGGTTCACCTCCTGGATATGTAGGTTACAATGAGGGTGGTCAGTTAACTGAAAAAATTAGACTAAACCCATATTCATTAGTTCTTTTTGATGAAATAGAAAAAGCTCATGGTGATGTGTTCAATTTAATGTTACAAATATTGGATGATGGTTATGTTACTGATGCTTCTGGTAGAAAAGTTAATTTTAAAAACACATTAATTATTATGACATCTAATATTGGAATAAAACAAGTTATGGATTTTGGTACTGGTATTGGTTTTTCAACTAAAGCTAAAAAACAAAAAGAGGATGAACACACTAGAACCATAATCTCTAAAGCTTTAAAAAACACTTTTAACCCTGAATTTTTAAATAGGTTAGATGATATAATAACTTTTAACGCGTTAGATAAAAATTCACTTAAAAAAATCGTTAGATTAGAATTGGAGTCCTTAAAAACTAGATTATTGGAAAAAAATTATACTTTTAATTTTGGCCCTAGTATTATTAATCACATTGTTGATGTTGGTTATGATGAAAAATTTGGTGCTAGACCATTACAAAGAGCCATTCAAACTGAAATTGAGGATTTTATTTCTGATGAAATTTTAAAGGGTAGCATATCTGAAGATGTCAAATACACTTTAAGTTACAACAAAAAAACAGAAAAGGTAAAAATAAAGTAAAATTATCTTTGTAGTCTGAAACAAAATCTCTATCTTTGTCGTATAATTAGATATGAGAAAACTACCAAAAATATTAAAACAAATCATTAAGAAAAAAAGATTTTCTTTAGACACCTTAGACAGTACAAGTTCCTGGAGAGGTGGTATGAAAATTGATTACCGTGTTACAATGGTTAAGTCTGGTAGTGAAGATTGTTGGGACCACGTGACACCTTTAAACACTGGTTACGGTAATATTTACGTAAATTTAAAAGTTAGGGGCTCAGTAGAAATGTCTGAAGGGTATGGGTGTGATAAATGGTTAATGGAAATTAGCAGAGCTACCGAAACAAGGAAGAACTACTGGGGTGGTTATGAATGTAAATACAACCGTGGTCGTTTTTGGGGAATCCAACCAAATAAACAAATTCGTAGAGAGATTCGTAAACAAGTAAAAGATGAAGTTAAAGATTTTTTAAAATTAATGGGTATATCAACAAATAGTTGGGATGGTGGAATAGAGATTAAAACAATAAGTTGGGAAAAATGAAATTAGAAAAAGCAAGAAATATAACCCTTAGATTAATGAGACAACACGGTCTTTCTGATTATACCTTTAAGTGGGACCGAGCGGTTCGTAGATTTGGTTGTCATAACGGTAGATTAAAAACACTTTCACTTTCTAGACCTATGACAGAACATGAAAATAACGAAAAAAGAGTTATCAACACTATTCTTCATGAAATAGCTCACGCGTTAGATTATAGAAAAAGAGGTTACTCTAATCATGACTCTGAATGGAAAAGGGTAGCTAGGTCTATTGGTTGTAGTGGTGAAAGATGTAGTAGTGGTTCTGGTGTAGATAAATCTCAATTTATGAAATGGGTCGCTACTTGTCCTAGTTGTGAAAGAGAGGTTTATTACGCTAGAAAAACAAAAGTAGATAAAGCCTGTGGTAGTTGTTGTAAAAAACACAACAATAACAAATACACTTCAAAATATAGATTTAGTTGGGTTTTAAATCCAAAAGTGGTTAAACAATACTAGTTTATTTAAAATTTTCTAAAAAAGGCCACAACTCATCGTCCTTTAATATTTTTGTAATAGATGGGAATAACCAAGGAGATATGTTGGACATTTTTAAACCTTTATTTAACCAAACAAAAACTTGTTGATTTTTTAATGCTGATATCTGAGCTTCACCATATGTTCCAGCTCCAGCTGTACCATCAAAACTAACTAAATTAGTATCACACACCTGTAACATATATAAGTCTTGGTGTACTATTTGTTCTCTGATTTTTTCTTTAAAAATTAACATATCATCATCTGTGAGTTCATTAGCTTTCCATTTTCCAAACATTTCTTGAAATTCTGGGTCTTCAGCCCTAACTGTTTCAGCTCTTAAAGGATTTAATATTGCTGGTGTTTTTAGTCCAGAATAATTTAAATTACCACTAGTAACTAAAACTTTTAATCTTTCGTCTTTAACCACATAGTCTGGACCAAAAAATTCCTCTACTTTGGTTCTCCAAGATGCACCATCTTCAGCAAAATCTATACCACCACCAAGATACATAGCTTTTGGTGTAAATATTCCCGACATATCTGTTGGGTCTAAAACTTTTAACATATGAATGGTATCTTTTATTTCATTCATAGAAGCGTTAATTAAAAAATTAGTGGCTTTATCTGTGATATACCTTTTAAACCACTTAAGTATTTTACCTAGTGTACCACTAGCTTTCATTTCTGGGATACCCCCATAGTTTATTTGTTCCTCTAAATTTTCTTGATTTTTAACACTAGCTAAAGTTTCTAACCCTCTTAATATTGATTTTCTTTCTTGGAATGGTAGGTCAAATATTTCGTCTTTAAATTCGTCTACGTTTGTAGAAGTGTGTTCTCTTAATACTTTTTTAATTAAATTTTCCATCAATAATCTTTATTTGTTTCTTTTCCTAACATTATTTCTTTTGCCGCAGACGTTCCAATTCTAGAAGCTCCAGCGTTAACCATGTTTAAAACATCGTCTTTACTATAAATACCACCAGACGCTTTAACCTTCAAAGGTCCTGCATTTTGTGACATTATTGACACAGCATCAATTGTTGCTCCTCCTGGACTACCGTCTTCAGGTGTAAAAAATCCAGTAGAAGTTTTTACAAAAACATTTTTAGCTTTTTCAACACCAACACTTTGTATTACTATTTCACTAATTAGTTTTGTAAGTTCAGCTATTTGTTCACTTGTTAAAGCTGCTGATTCTATAATCCATTTTACTGATTTCC